CTCGACTGCTGATCCATGTCGTTATTGTTTGCTGCGTCCTTGGCTTCCATTGGCGACGGTTCAAACTCTACCACCTCGCCAGTTTCCAGCGTCGCGGTAAGTGGCTCATTGCCACGCACGATCAAATATCTCTTAGTAAGCAGAGGGTGAGTTATTTCAACCGTGATGAAATCAATCTCACCCTCTGGATTGCTGGCGAGCTTTAGTTTGTAGGCTGCGATTACGCTGGATTCGCTCATGCCTTGAACCTCATTGATTGCAATAGAGCATGGGTGTGATCATGTAATCTTAATGCATCATAAGCACGCTCAAAATCCACATACACAACCTTGCAGTTAGTCCATGTGTATTTCCTATCCCACAGAAGCCATGCATCACTCTTAACCGAGTCTGGAATATAGATTGATAGACGGTACATGAAAATCATTGCATTGGGTCCCATATGCGCGGGAATGTCGTTTGTGCAATCCCGTAGGCAGCTAAGAAACATCCTAACTGGTCGCCATAGCAACCAAACAGATCTGGCAGATTCTCAGTCAGACAGTTCTCTTCCTGAATCGCCGTTCGTTCCGCTGTCGCTGTAAATGAGATAACCCAGTTTTTGCCATCATCGGTATTGTCATTGATGGTGCTGGTGATCATTACCTGATGGTCTGCCAGACCATAACCGGTGTCGTGAACCATTACAAACGAATCAGCACCCGCATGTATCTTGGTTAAGAAACTGTAGAAAGCCTGCCTACCAAGCGAAGAGACAACCAGAGTTACACTTATTGGCACTGGTTCAAAGTAGGTGTCACGCCCTTGTCGAGGCAGTCCACCCTGAACTTCGTTGCGATAAATATTCGACCCTCGCACTTGCGAGTAGCCTTTATTTACTATCGGCCGCAATGCAGCCGGAAAACGCAGATCACTCATTATCAGAACCCCGGCAGTCCTCTCGTCGCCCGACGAGATTTAGAAATGTTTGAGTTGCTATCCTGCATCGCGCTTGATACGTGCTCATCAATAATAACACGCAAACGCCCTTCGTCGTCGCGCTCTGTTCTAGCACTATCGACGCGCCCGGTTGTGTTGTTTACAATGACCACGCTGTCGCTGCCGCTCTTGTTGGCTGAATTCTCGCCCATGATCTGGCGCATCTGCTGAGCAGTTCTCACGCGTGAAGCGCTGGCAGGTACGATAACTTCTGCCTTATTACGTTCGGCAATCGTTGATGCCTGTCCGGCGGATAAGTTACCACCCTGCTCACGTGCAGACCTAATCTTGCCAACGTTAGCCAAACCAGCAGCAACAGCAGCGGCGGCGGCGATTGGGCCAGCCACCCAGCCGACAATCGGTATTGCAGCAGCAGACTGATACGCGGCGTTAGCGGCCACGTAAGTTTGCATAATGGCGTTGGCAATGGCGAACGCCTTGTACATTGCGTTGCCTTCACCAAGCGCCGTTTTAAGGTCATCCGTGGTTTGCCCAAGCATGTCAGAGTAAGATTTAACCCGCTTCTTATCCGCGCCTTTGGCGATTGCGGCCAGTGACGCCTGGTATTCTTCCTCGTTGATAATTCCACGATCGCGGAATTCTTTCGCTTTATCTTCCTTGGCCTTTTGCTGAACATCTATCAGCTCAAGCTCAGTGGCGTTAATAGCCTCCATGTCAGCGATAAACTGATCGTGCTTCCCTTCTTTCTTGGCCTGCTCTTCTTTGCGCTTAGTTAACTCTTCCTGCCTGGCTGTTTCAGCGTCAAGCTGTATCTGTGTTTTAGTGTCCTCAAACTGCTGCGCGCTGATCGCACCCTGCTGCTGGAACTCAGCCAGCTTGTCTAGTTTTTGCTTCTCAGTCGTGTTAATTCTCGCAATCTCATCACCGCTTTGGCGGTCAATGGTGGCGAGGAACGTTTCAGCAGCCTTCTTCTGCGCCGCTGCTGCGTTGGCGTCTCTCTTGGCTTGTGCTTCTGCACGATTATCAGCTGCTTTACTTATGCGATCATTTTTATCTTTTTCTGTCTTATCAATGCGCGCAATGTCTTGCTCAGCCTCTTTATTCTTGGCTGCGTTATATGCCGCTATTTGCTCTGCTGTTACTCCTTCTCGTTTAGCAAATGCCTCCTTATCTGCATCAGCCATTGCCTTGACTCTTTCTCTCTCACCAAGAATTGCTATCTGAGCAGATCTAACTATTGCATCATTCTGCTCGTTTATTTTCTTCGTGGTTGAGTTAGTGGCAGCGCCCATTCTCTTTTGAGACTCTGTTACTAAGTCTTGCTGCTTCCTTGCCTGCTCAAGTGCCAGCGCATTTTTCTGCGCAGCCTCTGCCTGGTCTAATATCTCTTTTTTGTTTTCAGTTGCTGCTGCTGCAGCTCTTGTTGTCGCATCTGCTATTTTTTGAGCATTCTCTGCCGTTGGCTCAGCATTGAACTGGCGCTGCGCTACCAGCATATCGGTTACTTCTTTGGTGCCTATTCCATAAGTGTCAGCAACCTCTCTTACAGATGCCGCAAGGTTGCCGTATTTGGCGCTGCCAGCATCAGTGACAACGTTTATATTATCCAGGGTACTGGCCACGTCTACGTTGCGCGATATCAGCTCATCAAGTGTTGATATGCTTGTCTGAGCGGCAACGCTATTACCGAGAAGTTCTTTGCTTTGCTCCTTTATGGCAGTGGTAGACCTGTCAACCTGCTGTGATGCTTGAAGGCCAATCAGCTTTACCATGCTGCCATATGCAGCATCACCGTTTTGACTCAGCTGTATCAAAGCATCTGAGAACTCTATTGTTCCTGTCTTGGTTGTTTGGAATGACTTGGCAAGTTCATTGGCACCTTTCTCCAAATCCTTAGCGCTGGCTCCGGTGTCGGTGAATGCTTTATAAAGAACGCCACCAACGGCAGATGCCAAGGCGATTACCGCACCAAGAACTGCGCCACCTGGGCCAAAAGCACCAGCCAGCTGAGAACCCTGCTGACCAATGGCGACAAATGCAGAGGTTCCACCTTGAAGCTGGACAACCAAGTCTTGAACCTGATAACCAACAGCCTGAACTTGAGTGCCAGTTCTTTGCGCACCCTTCCTGAAGTTATCTTGATTGGCTGCTGCTTGTTTATTCCCATTACTCAGATCATAAAGCTTGCCGGTCAGCTCGCCAATCCTGGAAATTTCTTCTGATGAGGCGTTGGCCCCAGCCTTTAGCTGAGCAGCAAGAATCGCAGCAGAGCGCGCTCCATTCTCTTGAGCCTCTCTCAATACGGCAATTTTATTACCCAATTGCTCGGTAATATCGGATAAGCCTTTAACTGCTGGAACGCTTTTCTTGGTTTCCGCCGCCGCTTTGGCTTGCGCCCTGGCATATGCAGCAGCCTGACCTTCTGCCATTGCGGATGCGGCGGATAAGTCATCAAGTTGGTCTGCTGCCTGCTCAGCACCTTCAGCCTTTACCCTTACTATTAGCGAAGCTGTATCAGCCATTTATTAACCCTCATCAGGCATCGTCTTTGCCTTCGAATACGCCATCTATGCCCATAATCAGCTCTGCTTCAAGCACGCTGATCTTCTGTCCTGTTGCCTGCTGGTAGTGAATTAAATCAGTCCAGGTAAGCATATCACGAGAGAACATTTTAACTTCCAGATCAGTTTCTCTCTTGATGAATTTAATCTCACGATACTTATCAAAGGTGCCGATAAAAATAGAGGGGCACTCTGGCCCCTCATCACGCGCTGCTCGCTCCGCTTTCTCTATGACACCCATCGAGATAAGCGCCGCCTCATGTGGTGCCGTTATTGCATCGAACTTCTGACGCTTCTGGTTATCAACAAACACCCACTGAGCAAATGCATACAGCGCGGCTACTTTACCGAAAGTTCTTCACGTCTTTTGGAATGATGGACGGCGATAGCATCAGCCAAGCCGGAATACTGGCTGAGCAACTCACGCAGCACATCCTCACTGAATAGTTCATCGAAGCTCCAGCCGGTAACGATCTCAACGGCAAGATCGGCATTAAGATCTGCCATCTTATCGGATATTTCTGTGTTGTATTCGGTGAAGTCTTCCATCTCTTTGCATTTATCTTCAAGATCTTTCATGGAGCTTGTTACTTGACGGTATGCCAGAGCATAGGCTCGACCAGCTTTAATCGACTCGTCGCAGTCTGGGCCACGAACTTGAAGCCACTCGCCGGAGTC